CTGCAAAGAAGCTAAACGCCGCTGCAAAACAACCCGGTAAAATGGGGCAGCGTGCGCGTTTGGCTAAAACTCTTAAGAGCTTTAAATGACCACTTCAGGAACCGCAGCGTTTAACCTTGACCTCACTGAATTAGTTGAGGAAGCGTTTGAACGCGCCGGTTCGGAGTTGCGTACGGGCTACGATTTACGTACAGCACGTCGTTCATTGAATTTGATGTTTGCTGATTGGGCAAACCGCGGTGTCAACATGTGGACGTTTGAGCAGGGGACAATTAACCTGACTCCGGGTCTGAACAACTACGCGTTACCCGTAGATACGGTGGATCTACTTGAGCATGTCATTCGCACGGGCGCGGGTAGCGCATCTACGCAAGCTGACCTGACCATCACACGTATCAGTGTTTCTACCTATGCCACGATCCCCAACAAACTGCAACAAGCCCGCCCGATTCAGGTGTGGTATCAGCGTTTGGATGGCCAGACTTCTTCGATTGGCACAACGCTTAACGGCGGTATTAGTGCCACAGCCACCACAATCACATTGACTTCAGCGTCTGGACTTTCAGCTACAGGGTTTTTACTAATTGAGTCTGAGACTATTCAGTACGGCTACATTTCTGGCAACGTGCTTTACAACTGCTTCCGTGGACAGAACGGCACAACCGCAGCAGCACACTCAACAGGCGTGTCTGCGTACATGCAGAATCTGCCCTCTGTGACCGTCTGGCCAACCCCAGACAACAGTACAACGTATCAGTTTGTTTACTGGCGTATGCGCCGTATTGATGATGCTGGCGGGGGTGTACGCACAATGGACGTACCTTTCCGTTTCCTGCCCTGTATGGTGGCAGGCTTGGCCTACTATTTGGCGTTAAAAATCCCAGAAGGGGCGCAGCGTCTGGACGTCCTGAAACAACAGTACGATGAAGCTTGGCAGTTGGCCGCTGATGAAGATCGTGAGAAGGCTTCGGTTCGTTTTGTTCCGAGGCAAATGTTTATTGGTAGTGGCACGTAAATGGGCAATCGCTTTGCTTCTGGTAAAAACAGTATCGCCATGTGCGATAGGTGTGGTCAACAGTTTAAATTAACGGCTTTGAAAAAAGAAGTTATCAAGACAAAGCTTTACAATTTGATGGTGTGCCCTACGTGCTGGGATCCAGATCAGCCGCAGTTGCAGTTGGGTATGTACCCAGTAGATGATCCACAGGCGGTGCGTAATCCCCGTAAGGACACAACATACGTTACGGCAGGGGTAAGCGCCACTGGCAGTCTGACTGGCGGTTCGCGGGATGTTCAGTGGGGTTGGAACCCAGTAGGTGGGGCAACTAATTTTGATACATTTTTGACACCAAACTACTTGGTGGCAACGACATATGTTGGTACAGTTACGGTAACAGTTTCATAGGAGCTTAATATGGCAAAAGAAGACATGAAGTCAGACAAGAAGCAAGACGTTGCTTTGATTAAAAAAGCGTTCAAACAGCATGACAAGCAAGAGCACAAGGGCGGCAAGGGCACATCCTTAAAGCTAGCTAAAGGCGGCGTAACAACCGATCAAGCCATGCAGTATGGCCGTAACTTGGCTCGCGCTAAAAATCAAACCACAGGTTAATATCATGGCCAAAATTAACAACCTCCCAGCTTCTGCTTACGCCAAGCCACACACAATGGATGGCAAGCCTGTGGGCATATCTGAAAACCCCGGCATTCCCCCAAACCGTAGTAAACTTGAAAACTACGATGTAAGCGTTGGCAATATCAGCAAATCCGCTGGTAACGAGCCTACTAAGACATCTGGCATCGTCACCCGTGGTAACGGCGCGGCAACCAAAGGCATTACAGCCCGAGGCCCGATGGCATGAATTACACGCAACTCAGCAACGCGATCCAAGCGTACACGGAGAACACGGAAGCAGATTTCGTGGCTAATATTCCTGTGTTTGTTACGCAGGCTGAGCAGCGCATTTACAACTCAGTGCAGTTTCCGTCTTTGCGCAGTAACGTGACAGGGGTAATGACTACAAACAACAAGTACTTGCAGTGTCCTACGGACTTCTTAGCGGTGTATTCATTGGCGGTTATTAACGCCAGTGGTGAGTACGAGTATCTGTTGAACAAAGATGTTAACTTCATCCGGCAGGCGTATCCACAGCCCACAGACACAGGGATCCCTAAGTACTACGCACTGTTTGGCCCCCGTTCAGATAACGCAGCCGAGTTGACTTTTATTCTCGGCCCTACGCCAGATGCGGGATACAGTTCCGAGCTTCATTATTTCTTCTACCCGCCTTCAATTGTGCAAAGTCCTGTGGCTACATTAGGAGCTGTTACTGGCGGAAGCGCATACACAGCCGGTACATACTTTGATATACCTTTAACGGGCGGTTCTGGCAGTGGTGCGTTGGCGACAATTACCGTTGCTGGCGGCGTAGTAACAGCCGTAACCATTACAGACGGCGGTGCGCAGTACAGTGTTGCAAATACGTTATCTGCTGCTGCAACCAATATTGGCGGGACAGGTTCTGGTTTTTCCGTTCCTGTTGCTTCTGTAACTAACTCAGGCGGTACGTCTTGGCTAGGTGATAACTTTGACCCCGTGCTCTTGTACGCATCTTTGGTTGAGGCTTACACCTACATGAAGGGTGAGCAAGACATGATGGGCTTGTATAACCAGAAATTCATGGAAGCTCTTGCATTGGCTAAGCGTTTGGGTGATGGTATGGAGCGTCAAGACGCTTACCGTTCTGGTCAGTTCCGTCAGAAGGTAACTTGATATGTCGATTATTCAGACCCAGACTACCAGTTTTAAGGCAGAGCTTTATCAAGGTATACACGACTTAACGACTGACGTTATCAAGATTGCTCTGTACACAGCCAGCGCGGATTTAAATGAAACAACCACGGCGTATTCAGCTACAAACGAAGTAGCTAATACAGGCACTTACTCTGCTGGTGGGGCGACATTGACGCCTATTACAGTGGCATCCTCTGATTACACAGCTTATGTGGGTTTCCCAGATATAGCTTGGACTGCCGCATTAACAGCAAGGTGTGCGTTGATTTACAACTCTAGCCAAGGCAACAAATCCATAGCTGTTCTGGACTTTGGTTCTGACAAAACATCTACCGTTACATTTACAATTACCATGCCCGCAAACACCGCTACGGCGGCTCTTATCAGGAGTTCAAATTGATTACCACAACCAAAGGTGATATGGACGAATCATTGCTTGAAAAGCGTGAGGGAACCATTGATAATGATAACGAAACTACCACATGGGTGGAGTATTGGTTAGAGGGTGAACTAGTTCACCGTTCGGCGCACGTACAATTAAAACGTGCGGTTGTAAGTTTTGGTGAAACTGCTAAATTTTAAGGAAAAATCATGGCAAATACACAATGTATGACCAACTCGTTCAAGGTTGACTTGTTCAATGCGGTTCACGCTTTTAACGCTACAGGCATACCAGCACACACTGCGGCTACGGCTGATGTGTTTAAAGCGGCTTTGTATACGGCGGCAAGTTCACTGGGAACCACTACAACGTCTTACACGGGCGCAGTAACTGAAGTGTCTGGTACAGGATATACCGCTGGCGGTGTTACAGTTACGTTTGGTACGGCTCCAGCCAATACCACAACTACATCTTACTTAACACCTTCGGCAAGTATTACGTATACAACAGTTACTTTATCAACTTCTTTTGATGCCATGCTTTTGTATAACAATACAAACTCAGGTAAGAACGCTGTGGCTGTATTTACTTTTACAGCGCAGACGGTGACTGCTGGTACGTTTTCACTGACTATGCCCACTAATGATGCGACTACTGGATTGTTGCGGATTGCGTAATTGGTAAGTCATGTCCACAGCATGGGGCGCAGGCGCTTGGGGTGATAATACTTGGGGCGGTCAACAAGCGGCGCTCACAGGTGTTTCAGCCACGGGCGCAGTTGGAACAATTACCGGAAGTTTAACCGCAGCGCTCTCTGGAGTTAGTGCAACAGGCAGTGTTGGACAACTTAATATTGGTGTAGCACTCACAGGAGTAAGTGCAACCGGTAGTGTTGGGTCGCTTGGAGTTGGTAGAGCAATCACAGGGATAGAAGCTACAGGTAGCGCGGGTTCAGTTGGGGTTGGTATATCGCTTACAGGAGTGAGTGCCACAGGCAGTGCGGGTTCAGTTGGGGTTGGTAGGGCACTTGCAGGAATAAGCGTAACAGGCAGTGTGGGGTCGGTTAACGTTGGTAGAGAAGTTACAGGGGTAAGTGCCACAGGCAGTGTTGGAACCCTTACAGCTTTTACTTCTATAAGCGCTAATCTGACGGGGATAAGCGTAACAGGCAGTGTGGGTTCAGTTGGGGTTGGTAGAGCACTTACAGGAATAAGCGCTACGGGTTCAGTTGGGACGGTGGTTCATGGGCACGGGGTTACAAGCGTATCGGCAACTGGGTCAGTGGGATCAGTAGGAGTTGGTATAGCCTTAACAGGGGTATTTGCTACAGGTTCCCCCGGTTCTACAAGCGGTTCAACCATAGCAGCTTTGACAGGTGTTTCAGCTACTGGATCGGTAGGAACTTTTGGAATTGCAGTAGGACTTACAGGTGTATCGTCAACAGGATCGGTTGGATCAATCTCACAAGCATTTGCTTGGAGCGTAATAGATGACACGCAGACCGCAAACTGGCAAAATATCGGTAACACGCAAACGGCAAGCTGGGCTGCTGTTTCAACGAATTAGGAGCATTTAAATGGCAGCAACGACAACGCTTTTGGGCTTAGTTACCCCCACACAGGGAACGCTCTCTGGTACATGGGGCGATACGGTTAACTACGGTATCTCTGACTACGTGGACATTGCCATTGCAGGCACATTATCTTTTGCAGGTGATGGCGCTATTACTTTAGCTAACACTACAGGTAGCGCATCAGGCAACGCCATAGTTTCCACCACAGCCCAGTACATGGTGATTCGCATTACCGGCACACAAACTGTTACCAAGGTCATCACAGGCCCAAGTTATAGCAAGCTGTACATGGTGGATCACGCAGGCGCTACCAGCGCAGTAACATTCAAAGCTTCCGGTCAGACAGGTGTGTCAATCGCAGTGGGTGAAAAAGCATTTGTGTATTACAACGGTACAGATTACGTCAAAGTTTCTAGTATTGGCTCAACGGGTATTCTTAGCCCTGCTGGTGGCGGCACAGGTATTGCAAACAATGCGGCAAGTACGCTAGCTATCTCAGGGGCTTTTGCAACTACGCTGACTGTTTCTGGTACTACGGGCGTAACACTTCCTACAACGGGAACTTTGGCAACTTTGGCAGGTACAGAAACCTTTACCAATAAGACGCTGACAACGCCGATAATCTCAAGCATTAGCAACACCGGCACATTAACGCTACCAACAAGCACAGACACATTAGTTGGTAGAGCAACAACGGACACCCTGACCAACAAGACACTGACTTCACCAACGCTGACAACGCCTGTCCTCGGTACGCCGTCCAGTGGCACACTTTCAGCCTGCACAGTAGATGGCACAAACAAAGTTGGCTATCTCAACATTCCGCAAAGTGGATCAGCTAAAGTAGCTTCTTATACGCTTGTTGTGGGTGATGTGGGTAAGTTTGTTGTTCTTGGTACGTCGGGTCTGGTCGTAGTTCCAGCAAGTATTTTTGCTGTAGGCGATGCAATTTCTGTTGCTAACAATACGGCTGCGGCTATTACTTGTACTTCATCAGCAGTTACGGCTTATCTTGGTGGTACGAACACAGTAGTAACTTCTTTTTCATTAGCATCAAGGGGTGTTTGCACTATTCTTTATGTGACCGCTTCTGTTGTCTTTATTACAGGAAACGTGTCATGAGTGGAATGATGCTGGCCTTTGCTGGTGGTAGCTACGGCGCTGCTCCAGTCAACACCGTGGCTCCGGTAGTTTCAGGCACGGCTACCGTTGGACAAACGCTTTCAACAACCAACGGTACGTGGACAGGCGCACCAGCACCTACATTCACATATCAATGGCAACGGGTTACAACTGATATTAGTGGCGCAACTTCTAGTACATACGTGCTGGTTGCCGCTGATGTGGCTAACACAATCCGTTGCGTTGTAAAAGCTACCAACACCCTTGCACCTGCGGGCGTTACGGCTAATTCCAACTCAACAGCTTCTGTGGCGGCTTCAGTTCCCGGAGCACCAACGATTGGAACGGCAACAGCCACTGGGCCAACAACAGCAACAGTTACATACACAGCGCCTGCAAGTGACGGTGGTTCCGCTATTACGCTTTACACAGCCACTTCATCACCCGGCGGTTTGACGGGAACTTTGGCTACAGCAGGGTCAGGAACCATTACTGTTTCTGGTTTGACCACAGGAACAGCGTATACGTTCACTGTTAAAGCTACCAACTCTGTTGGGCAAAGTGCGGCAAGTGCGGCAAGTAACAGCGTAACTCCTACAATTGTTACAGGTCAAACAACTTACACTTCTGCGGGGTCATACACGTTTGTTGTTCCTGCTGGGGTTACACGAGTTTCTGTGTTGGCTGTTGGGGCTGGAGGGAAAGGTGGAACTGGTGTTTGTTGTGATGGCAACAGCAAAGCCGGAGGCGGTGGTGGCGCAGGCGGGTCGGGTTGGACAAACAATTACACAGTTACCCCCGGAGCTAGTATTTCCCTTAGAGTTGGCGCTGCAAACGGCGGTACTAGTTGCAACAGTAGCTTTTTTGTATCCGAGGCCGTTTTAAGGGCGTGTTCTGGCGGAAACGCAAATGGCCCGACTAACGGAAGTGGGGGTGGACGAACCGCATGCGCTGGCGGTAGTGGTGGTAGCGGCGGCGGCGGTTGCGGTTGCAATTTTCAAGCTGGTGGTGGTGGTGGCGCGGCAATGGGAGCTGCGGGTAATGGAGGGAAGGGGGGCGATGCTCGACAAGCAGGTGCGGCAGGGGGAGGTGGTGCGGCAGGGGGAGGTGGTGGCGCGTGTGCCGGCGGCGGGGCTGCTGGCGGCGGGGCCAGTGCGGTTCGCGGTGCGGATGCGGCGGGCCGGGGACGCGGTGGAGGCGCGCGGCTGGTCGGCATGTTCCGTCCCGTGCGCTGTCGGCCTGGGCGCCGCCGCCGCCGC